GGGATGTGGCTGCCAGTGTGGCGAAAAGCCAGTGAAACCGGGCTAGCGGTGACTTCTGGTGCCGTTTCAAGGGGATCGATGGTGCTGCAAGAGAGGATTGAACTCTCGACCTCTCCCTTACCAAGGGCGTCGGCGATGGCCAGAATCGCCTTATTTTGTTGAGCGTTTCTTGGTTGCGCGAGAAGGGCGTGTCAGTTTTGTGCCAAACAGCGCCGCCGCCCGCTCTGCTGCTTCCTCCGGATGCTCATAGGTCTCGGCGACCAGGCGGACGCTTTTCCAGCCGCCGGCATCGGCAATTGCCTTGGAGCTCCAGCCTGCATTGTGCAGCGTCGTGGCATAGCTGTGGCGGCCGACCTGGTGCGTCCCGAGATAGGGCAAGCCTGCCTTCTTGCAGGCCCGCCTGAGCGTGGAATAGACGCTGCTGCGCGCGGCATAGGGGAAGACCTGCCCCTCTTCCGGCATGACGGCCGTCAGCAACTGAGCAACCTCGCTGGTCAGGACGGCAAAGGCCGGATCGCCGTTCTTCGTCCTGCCGATCCTGGCGCGCATGCGTTTGAGATCGACGTCCTTCACCTCGAGGCTCAAGGCGTCACCGATCCGTCGGCCAGTGGTGTGCAGGAACAGCAACAAGGCAAAAAGGTGCGCCGGTAGCTCGGGCCGCAGCTGGTCCAGATAGGATCGATCGACCGCTCTGCGTTTCGGTTTCTCGACCGGGAATGCACGGACCTTGATCAGGCCGCACCAGCCTTGGGCATGGCCGTAGTTGATGACCGCGCGCGCGGGTGTGATGCCCTGGCGGTTCAATGTCGCGGTCGAGCCGTTTGGATAGGCGGCTTTTGCGGCGTCGCGGATATCCTTGGGGGTGATGTCGCGAAGCCGCTTTCCGGCCAGCTTCTTCGAGATCGGCACGATGAACCGCGCGTCTCCCCCGTCCTCGACATAGGCCAGCGCGCATTCCTCGAAGGTGATGACGGCATCTGACCCGTAAAGACCCGCCTTCCAGATTCGCGCCTCTAGCTGCGCTCGCGCTTCCTCCGCGCGGACAGGATCACGAGTTTTGAGAGCGCGTCGGACGCGAGCGCCGCCGGGGGCAGTTCCGTGAGCGTGGGCCCATCCTTCGCGCCAGACAATCTTGATCCGCATCGGTTCATTTCCAGCCGAAGTGCTTCGATATGCTCGGGATAGAAAACACGCCGATTCCCGCGCCTCTCGTAATGCGGCCACCGCTTGAGCACGTCGTCAAGCGTCCTGCGGGATATCCCGAGGGCCTCGGCAGCCGTTTTGACGTCGATCGGAACGATGTGCCATGGCTTGGTCACTTCCCTTCCTCCTTCGCCGCCGCCCTGATCAGCTGGCGCACCGTCTCCGCCATGCTGGTGCCGGCGCGCAGGGTCAGGTCGAAGAGGGCGCGATAATCGTCGGGCGAGAGGATCACCTGGATGGGCCGCTCGCCGCGGGCCGGTGGCGGGGCCATCTTGGGGCGCTTGCGACCGTCAGCCATTGGTCGGCTCCTTGGGGGTGGCTCGCTTGCGCTGCATCAGCAGCCCGAGATCGCGTGAAGTCACCTCAAGAGCGCCTGCGGCGATCGCTTCCGCGCGCTTCCCCTTGCTGATGTCGAAATGTTCGTAGGTAGTGCCAGATTTCTGAATCCACTTTCTGGCAACGCCGATCCGGTCGGCCATTGCCAGCAGCTCTTCTGTCGTATCGGCCATCATGTGACACATCAGCATGCGGCCGAAGGGATGGCGGGCTTCATCGACATAAACGGCCATCACTGGCCTCCCTTCGAACGCAGCGTGCGTTGCTCAAGGTCGCGACACTCGGTCGCGATCAGCTCCCGTCCTCGTCCTTCTTCCCAGGCTGACGCCGGCTGCGCAGCAGGGACAGGCCGTAGAGGCCCCACAGGATTGCGACGCAGGCCAGGAAGATGGCACTGATGATCAATACAATGCCGGTGTCGTTCTGCCGCCCGATCTCCTCGCCCATTCCATAGATGCTGTAGTGGGCTTCGGTGACAGAACGAGACAGCATCGGAACCATGTGACCTTCCACCACAACGATTTTGGGAGTGCGGCGTAACCGTCTGCAGAGGCTGCACGTGTACCGCGAATGAAACGTTAACGGGGCGGGCCGGCGGCTGCAATGCCGCAGCCCATCTGCATTCTGCTGGCGCTTTGCCGATCGGGCCGTTGATGCCATCGTTGCTGACCTCGCTCATGCCGCAATCTCCATTGCTTCAAGGGCTGCAATCCGTTCCCCGATCCATTCAGCGCAGTTGACCGCCCAGGAGTTGCCGAGTGCCTTGTAGCGAGGGCCGTCTGCGGCCAGGCGACGCGCTTCGTCCATGGTCAGCTCGGGATTGGTGAGCCGGATGTAGAGCAGCTCCTGCGCCTCGAGGCGCTTGCGAGCGCCCCACGGGATCCGGGTGAAGTCGTCGGGGAATCCCTGCAGGCGCTCGCACTCGCGCGGAGTCAGGCGCCGAACCTCCCAGAGCGGCGGCCCGCCATTGTGGCCAAGCCCAACATCAGGCAGCGCCAAATAGGTTTGCTGCTTCATGCCAGGCTCTGCCGCGAGCGCACCCGACACCTCCATCGTCCGAACCTCGTCGCGCTGGTTCTGGGCGAAGGCAACCGCTTGGGAGACAGTCCGCGACTCGAGCGTGTAGGCCGCACCATCCGACCGGAAACCCGCTCCATCCGGCCCCGCATTGGGGTTTTCGCTGACAGCCCTCTCCTGGATGGCGATAGGGTGCCGCACAGGAGTGATTGGCGTCCCGCGCCCGGTGCCGTCCTCGGATGCGTCGAACCCCTCTGCGCGCAGCGCATGGGCCACCGCTAGCTGGCCGCCCGCGTTCGCGTGGCTGTTGGCATGGCCCATGGCGCGAAGGGTAGGCGTAGCTCCAGACTCGTCATGCTGAACCTGCGATCCCTTGCAGTCGAAGGCGACCAGGTGCGAATGCCCATGATTTGCGTCCTGCCCGGAAGCGCCTTGGAGCCGCCCGAAAGAAGCGTCGATCGTCGCGGCGGTCTCACTCGCGATCAAGCCGCCGTCGAGATCGAAGTCCGTCCCGAGGCCACCGCCTCCAAGGCTGCGAGCAGGGATGGTGGGAGAGACTTTCCCCGATTCCCGGCGCGGCGGAGGATTCCCCGACAGGCCGTCGCGGTCAAAAAGAACCGCCGCGGCACGTCGCCAGTCTCCAAGATATCCGACAAGCCACACACGACGCCGTCGCTGGGGGACAGCATATGGGAAGCGGCGTGTTCGCACATACTGAGCGTCAAGCACCCGCCATGCGAGGCCGTATGCGCCCGGGATGCCCTCGACAACTCCCGCAGATTGCCAGCCTCCGGCGGGGACTTCGACGCGCCGCCCGGAGAGCAGGCCCAGAAGGCTTGCAAATGCTCGTCCTCGATCGTTCGAAAGGACGCCGGGGACGTTCTCCCAGACCAGCCAGCGGGGCCGATATCGGCGAGCAATAGCGCCATAGGTGAGCATGAGGCCGCCACGCGCGCCATCCAGTCCAGCTCCGAGGCCGGCGACAGAGTAGTCCTGGCAGGGGGTTCCTCCGCAAAGAAGGTCAACTGCTGCATCGGGCCACTCCTCGAAACGGGTCATGTCGCCCCAATTCGGGACATGCGGATAGTGATGGGCGAGGACGGAGGACGGGAACGGCTCGATCTCGCTGAACGCGACGGGCAGCCAGCCGAGCGGGTGCCACGCTTGCGTTGCCGCCTCGATGCCGGAACAGACTGAGAGGTATCGGATGGGGGCTGTCATGCCGTCCACCCGTCCAGATACCGGCGCAGGGCACCCAGCAGTTGGCTGCGGTCTTCGGTGAGGCGATCATCGGGCAGCGCCTCGAGCGCAGTGACCAGGCTCTCGGCCAGCAGCTCTGGCACATCCTCGAAGTCGGTGAGGCGGGCCTCTGGGTCGGCCGGCAGTTCTCTCGCGTATTCGGTCAGCGTGATCGCTGCGGAGTGCAGGCTGTTCACCGTGTAGAGGATCAGGTCGAGGCGCTCAGGCATTGGTCGCCTCCAAGCCCCATTCGATCAGGTTGCGCAGCTGTTCGGCGACGCTGGTGCGCTCCCGGATCGCCAAGGCGCGAACCTCTTCGAACTGGTCCGCATCCATCTTGATGACGACCTGTCGCTGACCGTTCTCGAGAAGCACGCCCTTCGCCGGGCCGTGGGGCATTTGCTGGCCGCGCTTCATCGTGGCACCTCGTCCCAGGTGCGGCCGTCCAGATGGCGACCGGCGGCTTTCTTGCCGAGGCGGCGCCAGTTGATCCCTTCAAGTCTGTTCGGGTCAAAGGCGTTTGCCTTCCAGCTATCGAAGCTGCCGACCGGCTCTGTCTGCCGAAGAACGTGCCCGCCATGCTCAGGATCGTGAATCGCTGGCGCCCATTCCCCCCATTGCTTGAACAGGAACGGCACCCCGGCGGCCTGGCACTGATCGCGCAGGGACCGCGCCCAATCCGGATGCATCGGGCGCGCCCCCGGGCCGCTCTCGCCGCCGCAGATTACCCAGTCGATGCGGTGGCCAAAGCTGCGAGATGGGCCACTGAAGCCAGGCCAACGTAAGGCGTCGCCCCGCAAGCCAAGGTCGTTGCGCCCGCAGCGCGTCAAATCTAGCGGCCCCAGAAGCGGTTCGCAGGAAAGGAACCGCACCTTCGCGGGGATCGACAGAAGGACCGGAATGCGGCGGTCGGCCTCGGTCTGGTTCTCGACGGTGGTGCCAAGCCAGACGTTCGGCCAGCCGTAGCCCCATGCGGGCGCCCCGTAGCTTTCTGGCATCATCTTGATGATGTTCTGCGGCCGCTTGGTCAGCAAAAGCCAGTCCAAATGCGGGGTTGCCGCGATCAGGTGCCAGAGATCGCCATGCCAGCCCGAGGTGATCGAGGGATGGTTGTCGAAGACATCGGCCAAGCTGGCGCAGAACACCCGGGCGCGGCGCCCTTCGGCCTTGGCCTGCCGGTTCCATTTCAGCGGTTGCGCCCAATTCGCCGGGCTGGTTCGGCGGCGCGGGGCATGTGGCCCCCATTCGACAACTCCCGACCGTTTCGACCAGCCCTCGGCGTAGCAGTGATCGCAGCCGGGGCTGACCTTCTGGCACCCCGTCCAAGGGTTGAAGGTGTGGTCGGCCCATTCGATCTTGGTGTTCTCAGCCATGGTTGGTCAGTGCCTTTCGGGGCCAGTAGGTTCGGCGGGCCTCTGCGACCGTTCGCCTGACAATCTCTTTGCAGGCCAGCCGCCCTCTGCCAGATGTCTCGCCGCCGCCTCTCTCCGCAGCTCGCAGGCCTCGCACCTGTCGTGGTTGCCGTGCAGGTAGAAGGTGGCGGGCATTGCGACCTCGGGGTTCAGATCGCCCCCGGCGGCATGGGAGGAGGTATGCGGCCGGGGGCTGACCGCGCGCTTGAGGGAGGGGGCGCGCGCGGGGTGGGGTCAGCGCTGTTCGGCCTGCGCCGCGATCACGGTTTGGGCGATGCGGGCGGGGGCGTCGCCGAGGATGATGGCGGCGAGGATCAGCGCGGTGAGGGTGAGGCAGACGATCTGAAACCGGGTGTGGCGGCGGGCGCGGCGGATGTGGGCGGCCTGGGCGGGCGTGGCCGTGAACAGGGCCGGGCGCGGGGCGGGGGTGCGGCGGTCGATCGCCTGCAGCATCAGGCGGGCGACCTCGGCATCCCTGCCATCGCCGAAGGTCAGCAGCTCGCGGCAAGCCAGGCGCAGGGCATCATCTGTCTGGTGATCTGCGGTGCGCAGGACGGCGCGGGCCGCCATGAGGCGGGCCTCGCCCTCGGTCCACAGAGGAACGACATTAGCGGGCCGGCGGCCCGGGAAGGGGATGACGCGCGGGCCGCGCAGGGCATAGGCGAGGTCGGGGTCCATGAGGCTCACTCCGATGAGGATGTGGGCCAGTATTTGCACACAGCAAACAAATCAGCAAGCCAAAAGTTTGCACAGAGCAAATATCCATTGGAAGCCTGTTTGCTCTGTGCGAGAATCACCCTGCCGCCGATGGGTGCGGCGCAGCAGAAGGCCCGCCGCAGCGGGCCGGGGAGTGACATATGGTTGATGACGAAGACCGTCCGGCCTACAGGACAATCACGGCGACATCGGTGCGGTTGGACAAGAGGCGCGATGGGCCAGAGACCATCATGCGGATCGGGTTCGATCCCTTTGCCGGATTTCCGCCCAAGTATGAAATGATGTCGGACTTCACGGCTGTCTTGCACACCCAGCTTGGGCTCATCAAGTTGGCGATGACGTTCGTGATGATCTACGGCGGCGAAGCGATCTTCGACGTCGTGCAAATGGAATATGCCGCCCCTGACGAAGACCTGAGCAACTGCTACTGCGTCATTTTCTGGGGGAGGTGACGAGCCGGGGAAAGGCGTCTGCAATGGCCGATGGCACGCCCGCCTCGCTGGCAAAGCCGGCCACCTTGAAGACGCCTGCCTCGTAGACCTCCAGTCGGTCAAGCAAGCTGTCCAGCTTGTGCATGATATCCTTGGGGCTGGCCTGGCCCTGAAACACAAGGCCGAAGATTTCCTCGCTGTGCCAGCATGGCCGGGCCGTCTTGCCGAGCGCCTTCCTGATCTGATCCATCGCCCTGCGCGCGTCTTCCGGCGTGGCTTCATCTGTCATCCAGAAGACGATCAGGCGCTGGTCAAAGTATGGCGCCACCTCTTCGGTCCGGAGCCCGGCATAGGACGTCAAATGGTCAATGCTGAAGAAATCGTCGTCTTCCGTCAGCGCAGGTTTGGAGCCATCGCCAAAGTTGAAGAAGTAGGGCTTCTTTGGCGGCGGCCTGTAACCTTGGAAATCGGTCCCGACCGACAGAACCTCGATGAAGTCCACCCAGTCAGGGATGTCTTTCATGCCGTGGATCGCAACTTGATCGCCGTAGTAGGCGAGGAGAGAGTTGGAACAGATGACCTTGTTCCGAATGGACTTACCCAAGGCTGGCCATTCGTCGAAATCATGATGGTCGGAGAAGGCAAACTTCGACCGCACGAACACCAGATAGGGCCCCGTCCGGAGTGACTCGGTTATTGGGAGTGACCGCATGCGAAGTGACCCGTGCTGTCTGTGTTGCAGGATCAGCTGCTGTGCCAGGCGATCATGCTGACCAATTCGTTGCAGGCTGATTGCGGGGTGCCGAAGGCGGCGGCGGTGTTGAAGGCCGCCTGAACGTCGGTGCGGGCCTTTTGCAGATCGGCATCGGTGGCACCCAGTTTTCTGGCGGTGACGATGTTCTGGTTCGCGTCGTTGCGCAGGTCCTGGGCTGCGGAGTAGCCGCCGATGTAACCGCCGCAGTTCTTCGCCGCCAGCTCGGCGGCTGCGGCCAGGCGCGCGTGCCGCTCCATGGGCGACTTGGGCGGTTCGACGGCGCAGGCCGCCAGCAGGACAAGCGGAACAGCAAAGGCAAGGCGTTTCATTCGTTACTCCCAGTTGTGTGGCTACTACATTTTGTTTCGGTGATCCTGCCAAACAAGATGTTGCGCGATTTCAGGGGATAACCCTGTTGATAACTGCGCAACCTGATAGACAAGTGTCATATGTTCATAGTCTGTTCATGGTGACGGCGCTGCCAGCCGTCGTGTTGGGGGTCTGTGGTATGCGTCAGGCGGAATCCGACTTTGCTATGGTTTTGGTTTTGGTCATGGCTTTGGCGGAGCGACAGCGTCGGGCCGCGCTGGCTGATCTTCTTCTTTCGGCGCGTTCCGCAGCCCGACAGCCGACCGGACAAGTGCCCGCCGATCTTCGGCCGACAGATCGCGCATGATCTCGTACAGTTGCAGCAGGTCGGCGTTCATGTCGCCGGCGTCGATGAGTTCGACGGGCGTGACATTGTAGATCTCGGCGAGTGTGGTGATCGTCTCTGCGCTCGGTTGGCGCTGCCCAGTTTCTAGTTGAGAGATAAAGCCTCTCGAAAGACCCGAAACGTCGGCAAGCTGATCGATGGTCCAGCCGCGCTTCTTCCGATGAAATTTGAACAAATATTCCATGTTTGCAGGGTGCCACTTTCCGCCCCGTCAATCCAATTGCTGTAAGCAAACATACGGCTTGCCAAAATGTTTGCGGTGTGCAAACAATGCCGCATGTCGCTCCTTCAAGCCTATATCGCCGCCTCTGGCACAAAACAGTCGGCTCTCGCCGAAGCACTCGGCGTGTCGCGTGGCTATCTGTCCGAGCTGGTTGGCGGAACAAAGAAGCCCAGCCTTGAACTGGCGTTTGCCATCCAGCGCGCCACGGAGGGTGCTGTGCCGGCCTCGAGCTGGGTCGAGGCGCCCGAGCTTGAGCGGAGCGTAGTTCATTCGTCGGATGACGTCCTTCCCGTGACCGAAAGGGGCGCCGCATGACTGATGCGACGCCCCTTCGCCTTTCTTCTGCTGATCCTGTTCGCCGATCACAAAGCGAATATGGAGCCTTGCCTGTGAAAAATCCTGCCTATTCTGATCGTGACCATGCCTGCGCATCGCGCCGGTGGTTTGCCGCGCTTTTGTGGCGCGCATTTCCTGCCCCGTCCGAGGCCGATCTGGCGCTCAAGGCGGCGCGTGTGCTGGATGTCTCTCCCCGCCAGGTGAAGAACTGGTTGCGCTGCGAGCATGACGCCTCGCTCCGCTATGTGACGGCCGTTCTGGCCATTGCCGGGGGTGAAGTGATCTTCGGGCGGATCGAGGGCCGGTCATGAGGCGGGTGTTCTGGCATCTGTGCGGGCGGTTCTATGAGGCGCGGGCAAGCCGCGCCCATGGCCGGTATCTGGCGCTCAAGCGGCGCGCGGAAGAATTTTTCTTCCGTATCAATGGGGGACGGCCATGAGCGCCCACAACACACGGAACACCCCCGGCTCTGTTTCTTCGGGTGGGTCGCATCGCCTGCCCGCGAACCAGCACCCGCTGCCGCGCCCCGAGGGCCGTGGGGTCAAGGAGCGTCCGGGGCAAGCGGGTGAACGTGCGGCTGGCCCGGCCGAGACGGCGCAAGCCGGGGGCGACATTTCTGGCGAGGACGATACCGGCCCGTCGCCCGTGCTGACCCTGTGGGTGTTGGGCGGGTGCTTCGTGGTGCTGGTGAGCCTCGCCTTCGTGCTGGGGGCGCGGCTGTGATGTGCCCCGGATTTTCCCGCGCGGGGTATGACGACGCCGCCCCGGCGCGGAAGACTGGCCCGGGCGTGCTGCTCGCCGCCCGGGCCGATTTCATCGCAATTGCGGAGGGCGCGAGTGACCCGCGCTTTGACGCCCTGACCGGCCGGGCAGGGTCCGCGACCCCGGCCAACCTCCCTGTTGAACCTGCCCCGGGTTTCGGCCCGGGGCGATTTTCCGGGGGTGTGGCATGACGCGCGACGGCATCCTGTCGACGGCGATCGATTGCGTGATGGTCGATCGGGCGGCGACGCATGGGAACCTGGAGCGCGGTTTCGGGATGATCGCCGATCTGTGGTCGGCCCGGCTGGGTGTGCCGATCCGGCCTGACCAGGTGGCGATCCTGCTGATCGACCTGAAGACGGTGCGCGCCTGGGGCAACCCGCAGCACGACGACAACTGGATCGACATCGCGGGCTATGCGGCCTGCGGCGGCGAAATCGCAACGGGGGGCGACACATGACGGATCATGATCGGGTGGTGGTGCTGGTGATCAACCAGCTGGTGATCGACTGGCACTGGCCGCAGGAAAAGCAGGTGTATTTCGGGATGCTGCGCCAGCATCTGCCCAAGGCCAGCCAAGGGCCCGGCATGACGCCGCTGGTCGAGGCTGGCCATGCCCTGTTGACGGCCGAGGGGCCGGTCGAATGGGCTGCCTCGGTCAACAAGGCGACACGGGCACTGGCCACGGTGCAGCGATCCGCGCTTGGCAAGCTGATCGAAAAGATGCGCGCGGCCGAGGCGGCGTGATGGGCTTCGCCGGGGCCATGCGAAAGCCGCGCGGGCGGGTGGCGGATGAGCATCTGCTGCGGATGTTGCAGCTGCGGGCCGGCGGCCTGAGCTCGGGTGCCATTGCCGAGCGGATGAACATCGCGCCCGAGGGCGTGCGGATCGCCACGAACCGGGTGCGCGATGCGGACCTGGCCGAAAGCGGCGAGCCTGCCGAGCTGGTGATGCAGCACTACCCCTGGGGCCGGAAGTGAGTGGCGCGGCCCGGGCCGTGAAGGTCGAGGGGCGGGCGAGTTTCCCGCTCGCCTCGCACCGGATCGAGGTTCTGCGGGCCGAAGGTGCGGTGCAGCTGGTGCTGGTGGTTGACGGATTTCCGGATGGCGCGCGGCGCGTGGCCAATCTGTTTGCGGGGCCTGAGACCGCCGGGGAACTGGCGGCGCTGGCCGAACATCTGCGGGGGCTGGAATGGAAATGATGCGCACGGATATCCACGGCATGGCCTCTCTGGCCACGCGGATCAACGCGGTCTTCGATGCGGGGCAGGTTCTGCATGAGAACGGGCTTTCGCCCGAATTCCTGATCGGGCTGGAACACGCGACGATCCGGGTCGCCTTTGCCGATCTGCCGGATGTGGCGGACCCGGGCCTGACGGGTGCGGCGCGATCGGCGATCCGCGAGGCCTATGCGACCGCCTGTTCCGACGACATGGAAGACGACATACCTGCGGGCCCGCCCGCCCAACCTGCAGAAAGTGCTGAACCGCGTGTGTCAGCTGGCGCAGGGGAAGGTGAAGGCCCCGAGGAACCCGAGGGCGCAACCCTGCCTGATGACGGTTCCGCAGCCGCGGTGGCGGGCGCGGCTGCACCCTTTGAAACCCCAGCGCCGCAGTGTGAGCCCCCCTCCGAGGCGGCGCGGGTGGAGCGCCCGGCCGGCGAGCAAGCGGCCGGCCGGGCGCAGATATCTGGCGGATCGCCCTGGACGGAGGAAGAGGCCGAGATGCTGGTTGAGCGTGTGGCCTCGGCCCGGGTCTATGGCCGCCCCGCGCAGGCTGCCTATGCAGAAGTCGCCCAGATGTCTGGGCGCAAGGTCGAGGCAATCAAGACCAAATCCTACACGCCCCCGCTTGTGGCCCGGATCGAAGCGAAGGTGGCCGAAATGGCGGCGCGCCGGGATGCCGGGGCCTTTGGCCACGGCGTGACCTCGATCAAGCCGGCACCGCAACCGGAAGGCCGCCCTGCACCTGTTGCGGTGCCTGCCGAAATAGTCGCTGGCCCCGTTCCAGGCTGTCTGCGCGACCTGCGTGCCCTGCTTGACCACCTGGGCAACCCGGGCCCCTTCACGCCCCAGATCGACTACGAGATTCTGCGGCGGCAGACCGAAGGAGAGAAGGCGCATGAGATCGCGCTCGACCTTGGCATCGATGTGGTGCGGTTGCGCAACCGGGTGATCGCGATGCTGCCGGTGACCGGTTATGAGGCGCAGCAACGTCTGTTGACCGAGCGGCGCCGCCGCGCCGGCGTCGAGGCCTGACCCATGAGTTACCCCGACGATCCCCGGCGCGCCGAGGCGCAGGCGATGCCGATTGGCGACATCGTGGCCAAGCTGGACCTGCAGGGTCTGCAGCGCACGGGCCACGAGATGGTCGGGCCCTGTCCGGTCTGTGGTGGGCGCGACCGGTTCGGGGTGAACCTGCGCAAGGGCGTGTTCCAGTGCCGCCGCTGCGACGGCAAGGGCGGCGGGATCGACCTGGTGATGTTCGCGCTGAACCTGACCTTTCCGCAGGCGCTGGACTGGCTGTGCGGCGCCAAGTCGGAGATCAGTGACGAGGAACGCGCGCGGCGCGCGCGCCTGGCCGAGGAAAACCGCCTGCGCCAGCAGCGGATCGCGGAAAAGAAACGAGCCGAAGCCGTCGCCGATGCAAAGCGCATCTGGCGCGAGTGCCGGCCGCCAGAAGACAGCCCCGTGCGGGACTATCTGGCGCTGCGCGGCTTTGGCCGTGACAGGCTGCCCTCAATCCCGGCCAGCCTGCGGTTTCACCCGGACCTGCCGTTCATGCAGCAGGTCGATGGCGCGTGGCGAGAGATTCACCGGGGGCCCGCGATGGTGGCGGGCATCCAAGGGCCTGACCACGGGTTATGCGCGGTGCACCGCACCTGGATCGATCTGGACCGGCCCAAGGGCAAGGCCCGGATCGTGCATCCGGTGACGGGCGATGTTCTGCCCGCCAAGAAAGTGCTGGGCCACAAGAAGGGCTGTGCCATCCGGTTGTCGCATCTGGGCCGGGTGCTGGTGATGGGCGAGGGGATCGAGACGACCCTTACCGCGCTGGTGGCAGGGGCGCTTCCGGATGCGGGCTATTGGGCCGGGATCGACCTGGGCAACATGGCCGGGCGCCGCGAGACCGGCAAGGGCCTGAAGTTCGCCGGGCGTCCGGACCTGGACGATGACGAGGCCTTTGTGCCGCCGCCGCAGGTCGAGCGCCTTGTCTACATCATGGATGGCGACAGCGACCCCAAGGATACGCGTGCCAAGCTCGAGGCGGGGCTGCGGCGCGCCATGGTGCTGCGGCCGGGATTGCGCGGCCAGATCGTGCATGCCGGCCAGGGGCGGGATTTGAACGACGTGCTGCTCGGCGAGGGTGACGATGAGTGACAGCGCTCCGATCCAGATCGACCTGGAAGAAGAGGTGAAGGACCTCCTTCGCCGCAAAATGGATGAGTTTGCCCGGTTCTGCGCCGAGCACTGGCAGATCACCAGCGACAGGGATCACGAGCAGACCTTCCCCGGGACAAGCCTGGATTTCAGGGCCGGCTACAACCACGCGATGACAGATGGCCTGACCGGGGCGATCGAGTGCTGGTTCGAGGGGATCGGCTATGTCTGAAGAATGGGGCCCGTGGATTGAGCATGACGGGGCGGTTCCACTTATTCCCTGTCCCAGACAGATTCAGGTGACTGTTCTGCCTCCTGGAACTGTGCCCCAGGCATTCTCAACGGTCTACCCGGACTGGCCCGGATTCTACTGGCGCTGGCGCAGGGTGAAAACAGGGCTATTTAGCAGCGAGAAGCGCCGCGTGTGCGATGATCCTTCCTACGCCCCGATCCTGCGCTATCGCATCCGCAAGCCCCGCGGCCTGACCATCCTTGAAAACCTGATTGCCGATCTGCCGCAGCCCGTCCGGGAGGATGCATGACACCCTCGAACGACGACTGGCTGCCCGATCCAAAGGACGATCTCGCCCGCATCCGCGAGACCTTCGCCCAGCCCGAGGATATCGATCTGCCCGAGGATTTGCAGGGCCGCGCCGGGCAGGGGGGCGATCTGCCGCCGCCGCCCGCGCCGCCGGTCGAAGATGGCGATGAAGAAAAGAGGCGCCGTGTCAAGGATGCGGCCGACCAGCCGCTGAACGACTTTGGCAACGGCAACCGCTTCCGCATCCATTTCGGGGAGGATCTGCGATCGGTCGCGAAGTTCGGCTGGTTCGTTTGGAACGGGAAGGTCTGGGCCTTTGACCAGGCCGGCATTCAGGTGCGCGGCAAGGCGCAGAAGGTGGCGGCGCTGATCGAGGCCGAGACGAGCTTGATCCAAGTGCCGCCGGCCAAGGCCGACCTGGTCGCACAGCACGAGACCATCGCGGGCCGTATCGAGGTGTTGAAGAAGATCAAGGATCGGTCTTCAGACCAAGAGGCCGAATACAGTGACCTCCTGCTAAAACGCGACGAAATCACCGAGTTGCTCGGCAAGGTGCAGGACCGGATCGGTCAGCGGCTTCGCCACGCCAAGAATGCCGGAAACAGCGGTCCGATCACGAACATGATCGCAGAGGCGGCCGTGATGCTCGACACGCCGCTCGACATACTTGATGCCTCGGCCCTTGATGTGAACACCCAGTCGGGCGTCCTGCGCTTCTCAGTTATGGACGGCCGGGAAGGCGGCGCCAGCCGCACCGCCATGGTGGAGCTGGTGCCCCATCATCGCGATCAGCTTCTGACCAAGATCATGCCGGTGGCCTATGACCCGTCGGCAACCTGTCCGGGCTTCGACAAGTTTCTTGCCCGGATACAGCCGGAGGCGGACATGCGTCGCTTCCTGCAGCGTGTCTTCGGCCTGGCCATGACCGGGATCACCGGCGACCAGATGCTCTGCTTCTTCTATGGCACGGGTGCGAATGGCAAGTCGGTCCTGGTCGACCTCATCGCGCGGATCCTTGGGGACTATGCCGCGACAGCCAAGATCGAGTCGCTGACCGGAACAAACAGGCGCGGCGGTGGCGATGCTACTCCGGACCTCGTTCCGCTGATCGGATCGCGCTTCGTGCGCGCAGCAGAGCCTGATGAGGGTGTCCGCTGGCAGGAAGGGCTGATTAAGGACCTGACGGGCGGTGAGCCAATCCTCGTGCGGGCGCTGCATTCCGACTTCGTCTCGGTGCGACCGCAGTTCAAGCTGGTGATCTCGGGCAACCACAAGCCCGACATCCGCGGGACGGATGACGGCATCTGGCGGCGCCTGAAGCTGGTGCCGTTCGAAGAGACCATTCCAAAACCCGATCGCATCCCGAAGAATGAGCTGGACGAGCTGCTCTTCGCAGAAGCGCCCGGAATCCTGAACTGGATGGTGGCCGGCCTCATCGACTATCTGGAAGGCGGCCTTCAGGAACCGACCAAGGTCATGATCGCGACCGAGGAATTCCGCGAGGAATCCGACCCTCTCGGTGGCTTCCTTGGCCGCTGCACGGTCGTGACCGGCCGTCCGGAGCATCGCATCAGTTCCAAGGATTTGATCGAGGCCTTCAACTTCTGGCGCGCCAGCGATGGTCTGCCGGAGTGGGGCGGCGCAGGACTGGCAAAGAAGATATCCGCCAAGGCGGGGAAGTGGCGCCACCCGCAGACCGGCCTGATGTTCGACAAGGTGAAGTCGAACGGGTCGACGGTCTACTCCGGCCTGCGCTTCACCGACTTCTTCCAGCGGGCCCTGTCCGATGCGCCCAGAGACAACCGCGGCAAGCTGCGTGGCGTGTCCTATGGGGAGGATGAGGCGTGATGCCCCGCACCCCATCGGTGAAAACTTCGGGGTTGCTGGGGCAGCAAACGGCGGGCTGGGGAAGCAGGGCGCTCTTCAATGGGGTCAGGGGCCAGCGATGCAAATCAAAGGGTTATGAAGTGTTTGGGGTTGCTGGGGTCGCTAGGGAAGCAGTTTGCAGGGTAATGCGTGCGCGCGCGAAAACCGGGGTCAGGGGGCAAAATCCATTTCTTGCGCGTAGGTTGAAAACTCCCTCCCTAGCTGCCCTAGCATCCCCATATTCAACGCAAGTCATTGAATATTATCCTCTTTTCATTGTGCCATCTTCCCTCTTTTCCCTCCCCGAAAACATCGGCTCCTTCCCTAGAAACCCCAGAGGAAAACCCGGGTGAACAACAGGATGTGGAAGAAGGGCTTGCAGGCACAAGATATAGAAAAAGGGGCAGTGATGATGGCGAACAGTGACCCGAAGGGCCGGATCGAAGCGATGTTTGCGACCGCGATGCAGAAGCCTGCCAGTGCAAGCGCGGCCGTGTTTCGGCAGGTCGATGAGGTTGACCGGGTTGCGGCGATCCTCTCGGCGGCCACGCCCCCGTCTGACGTGGGGCCGGTGCCGGTTGCGCCCGCGCGCGGTGCGATGCGCCTCGAGCTGGTGCGCGAGACGGTGAACGGCCTGACCAAGCGCAATCAAGGGCGGCGCATGGAACAGGCCGATGTGTTCGACGTGATGATCGCGCAGGCGCGCCGCAGGCATGGCGACAGCGAAGCGCCTTTCGTTGCGCCCTTCACGCCTGGTCAGGTCTATATGGCCCGCCACTATCGCGATCTGACCGAACGGTATGAGGCAGGCGGCGTGAAGTGTTCCTCACTCGAGGCGGGCCGGGAAGGCGTCGATGGCGGCGGGTTCATGGACGCTTACCTCGCCGATGGGCGCAAGCTGGAGGCGCTGCACCGGCGGATCGGCATGGGCGAGGCGATGGTGGTGCGGCGCATCCGCCCCTCCAAGCGTGGCACCAAGACCGGGATCACCGATCGGCGGCTGGTGGACATGGTGTGCCTGGCGGGCAAGACGCTGAGCGAGGTTCTGGTGGCCCACGGCTGGTCGAACGATGGCAAGCACCGGGATGCGCTGCGCACCGCCTTGGGTGGTGCTCTGGATCGCATGCAAGGCTACAGGTCGTAGGTCACCACAAAATAGGGTATTGACGCTTATCCCCACCGGGCGCATAACTCTTGCCATCATCTAGAATAGCGCCCGGCAGGCAACTGCGCGGGCGCTTTGCTTTGTCGGCGTGGAGCAGTCGGTAGCTCGCCAGGCTCATAACCTGGAGGTCGGCGGTTCAAGTCCGCCCGCCGCAACCAAACCAAAGGGCCGACCATGGGCAAGCTGAAGATGCTGGGCTCGCCGCTCAAGCGGTTGCCTCCTGCTGTCGGCTTCCTCGAACGCCCGACGGCGGCCGAGGCGTCGCGGGCGAGGGACGCCCGGCATGCATGGCGGTCCTGGTACAAGACGGCGCGCTGGCAGCGGCTTCGCTGGTCGATCCTCGTGCGCGACCTGTTCACCTGCCGGATGTGCAAGCGGGTCGAGGGTGACAGCAAGCAGCTGGTCGCGGACCATGTGACCCCGCACCGGGGTGACGAGGTGCTGTTCTGGAACCCGGACAACCTGCAGTGCCTGTGCAAGGCCTGCCACGACAGCGCGAAGCAGCGCATCGAAGCCGCGCGGCGCTGAGAGGGGGGGGGGCGTCAAAAGTCTGCACCCCCCCGTCACCTAGACCGGCGGGTTTCCCATTCGGAGATTTTTTTCGGTGGCAAAGGCGAAAACTTCGGTGGGTTCACCGGCTGAGGTCGAAATCGACATGTTTGGCCATGTAGTCGAACCTCTCCGTGAGCGGCGGGGTCGGCCGAGCTATGCGAAAACGCCGGAGAATCAAAGGTTTGTGGAGACGCGCGCCGCGGATGGTTGGACTACCGAAATGATAGCGGCCGATATGGGCATCCATCCCGACACGCTGCGCAAACATTTTTCGGTCGAGCTGCAGAACGGTGCATTGAAACTCAAAGGTGAGATGCTCGACATTCTGCGAACCAGAGCGCGAAGCGGGCACACGCCTTCGGTAAACGCGCTGCTGAACCGCATGGATAGAGTAATCGACAAGCCTGGGCGAACGCCGAAGGCACCGCCAGCCGAGCGTCCGCTTGGCAAAAAAGAAGCAAAGATCAGGGATGCCGCTCGGACACCTGAAGGCTATGGCGAGATTTTTGCCAGGCTGAACAAGGCCAACTAGATGAATGGCCAGCTGTCGTTCGCCTGTCCCGACTGGAAGCAAAAGTTGCGGGCAGGCGAAACGCCAATAGCAGACCTGCCGCTGAACGAAGACTACGCTTCAGTGGCCGTAGACCTTTTCAACAGGCTGCGCATTCCCGATATCCCGGGGACGCCGACAATGGAGGAGGCGGCCGGAGACTGGATCCGGGATATCGTTCGCGCCGTGTTTGGATGCATCGATATCGTCGAGGACGAGCGGCGACCGGGCAAAACGAAGCTGGTCCGCAAAGTTGGTGAACTGTTCAACCTTGTCCCGAAAAAGAATGGGAAGACGACAAACGCCGGTGCGCTCGGCCTGGTCTGGCTGCTGCTAAACAAAACGCCGAACGTTGACGGGGTGATCATAGGCCCTACGCAGGAAGTCGCTGACAAGTGCTTCTCACAGATCGCCGCGATGATCTCGCTCGACCCATATCTGAGCAAACGCTTTGATGTGAAGGACCACAAGAAGACGATCATCGATCTTGATATGGACGAAGAGACCGGCAAGCCGCGTATGGCGAAGCTCAAGGTCAAGTCCTTCGACCCGAAGGTAGTCACCGGCTCAATCCCGGCCTTCGCCATCATGGACGAACTGCATGTTATGGCAGAGGCGCACTATGCGAGCCGGGTCATCGGCCAAATCCGCGGTGGGATGGTTACAAACCCGTCGAGCCTGCTGATCTTCATCACGACGCAGTCCGAGACCCGGCCGAGCGGCGTGTTCGAAGTGGAACTGGAATACGCCAGGAAGGTGCGCGACGGGGAGATTACCGAAGGCGTCCGAATGCTGCCGGTGCTCTACGAGTTTCCGGAAGAGGTGCAGACAGACAAGGCCCAGAATTGGCGCGATCCGGCCACTTGGTACATGGTAACGCCCAGCCTCGGGCACGGCCTTGATCTGGAGCGCATGGTCTCGGAGTTCAGGAGCGCCTGCGACAAGGGCAAGCACAATGAAATTGAGTGGGCCAGCCAGCACCTGAACATTCAGGTCGGGATGGGCTACAAGGGCAACGCCTGGTCCGGGACGAAATACTGGGATGCCTGCGCCTACCCGGGCGGTCTTACGCTGGAGCAGCTGCTCGACATGTCGGAGGTCTGCACGATCGGCGGCGACTGGGGTGGTGCAGACGACCTAGCGTCGCTTGTAGTATTGGGACGAACCCAAGAGCGGATCCTTCTGCACTGGTCGATGACATGGGCACGAGAGACTGTCCTCGAGGAGCGTAAGTCGATCGCCGAGACCGTGCGCGGTTTCGAGCGGATCGGCGAACTGCGCATGGCAAAAACGCCCGAGGAGCAAGCGGCCGATGCGGCTGATCTGATAGAGTTTGTTGCCGCTTCTGGTCGTTTGCCAGAGGAGCATGGAATCGGATTCGATCCGGCCCAGATGGACCCGCTGATCCGTGAACTGCAGCTTCGGAGCATTGTAGAACCGTTGGTCGTCGGCATCCCGCAGAACTGGATGTTGCAGCCCGCGCACCAGGGTCTCGCGCTTCTGCTGGAAAGCAAGAAGGTCCTTCATGCGGGACAGGAAATCATGAGCTGGGCTGCAGGCAACGCCAAGCAGGAACTTAGGGGGAACAACTACATGGTCACCAAGCAGGCCGCGGGCGTTTCGAAGATCGACCCCCTGTTCGCGACTTTCAACGCCTATGCGCTCATGCGGAAAAACCCGGTCGCAGCGTCCTCTGTTAAATCATACCTCGAAACCTCGAGCCTCGTGGTCGTTTGATGGGTCTGATCTCGAAGGTTGCGGGCGCTCTCGGCTTCAAGTCTGGTGAGGCCCCGAAGCCGCTGCCGTTCGAGGAGGTCATCCGGCGCCTCGATGGAGGCATGGCCGGAACGGGTCTGATCTCGGGCGTTTCGCCGGCCGTGGCAATGCAGGTTGTCACCGTGATGGCCTGCGTCCGCGCAATCGCAAACGGGTGCGCCACGCCACCGCTGCATGTTTACCGACGCGGCATGGATGGGGCGTCGAAGATCGCCGCCGATGTCCCGGAGTACCGAATCCTGAACCGCCGCCCGAACGAATGGCAGACATCGTTCGAGTTCCGTCGCACGCTGACTGCCCATGCGGCGCTGACCGGGAACGGCCTCGCGGTCAAAGTGAAGGTTGATGGAAAGCTGCGTGAGCTGATCCCGGTGCGGCCGGGCTACTATCAGATCGACCAGGTCAGCCGCTACAAGGTTGTCTATCGCATCTGGGACGAATTCGGTTTCATCGGTGATCTTTCGCCGGAAGACGTCTTTCACCTTCCAAGCCTGCAGTGGGATGCGGTCAAAGGGCTGGATTCAGTCGGGCTTGCGCGGAATGCGATCGGCCTTTCGATGGCAGCGGAGAGCAATCAGGCTTCGCTGCACACAAACGGGGGCAGACCAGCTGGCATCCTGACGACTGACCAGAAGCTGTCGCCAGAAGCTGTCGATCGGCTGCGGTTGGCTTGGGGAGAGTTTACGCGGACGAACCGCAACGGCACGGCGATCCTCGACAACGGGATGAAGTTCGAAAAGCTGGCCATGTCGGGGGTGGACGGACAGCACCTGGAGACCCGGCGCTTTCAGGTCGAGGAAATCTGCCGCGCCTTCGACGTGTTCCCGATCATGATCGGCCATTCGGACAAGACCGCGACGTTTGCCTCATCGGAGGCGTTCTTTGCCGCCCACCTCACCCAGACATTGGAGCCATGGCACGAGGCCTGGCGTCAGAGGCTGGATGAGTTCGCGCTTGATGGCGACGGGCCCCTCTTCTGTGTGTTCGACACCCGCCGCATGCGTGCCGGTTCGATGAAGGATCGCGCGATGTGGGCGCGCTCCATGGCCGAGCTGGGCATCTACACCCGCAACGAGTTGCGTGACGAAGAAGGCAAGGACCCGCTTCCCGGGCTCGATGAACCGCTGACACCGCTGAACATGACGGGCGGCAAGACACCCCCCGCAGAAGGAGACGACGATGACCCGAAAGCTTGAGCTGAAGGAAGCTCCGCGTCATTCGACCTTGTCCTTTCCGTTCGAAATTCGGGCGACGGGCGAAAACGGAGCGATCGAGGGCTACGGCAGCGTCTTCGGGGTGAAGGACACCTATGACGATATCGTCGCTCCGGGCGCTTTTTCCGGTTCTCTGGCGCAACACCGTTCTGCAGGAACGATGCCGGCCATGCTGTGGCAGCACAACCCGAGCGAACCGATCGGCGTCTGGACCGAGATGGTCGAGGACGAAAAGGGCCTGCGTGTGAAGGGCCAGATCGTTATGGAAACCGAACGTGGCAAGGCGGCTCATGCGCTGCTGATGAAAGGGGCGCTGCGCGGCCTGTCGATCGGCTTCGTATCGAAGGAATGGAAGTACGATCGGGATTCCGAAACCCGGACCCTGACGGAAATCGATCTCTGGGAGGTGTCCCTCGTGACCTTCCCGGCGAATGGCAAGGCGACTGTCGACAGCGTCAAGATGGCGATCGACGGTTGGCTGAGCCCCAAGGATGCCGAGAGAGCCCTGCGTGAGGCCGGTCTCTCCAAGGCCGATGCGACGGCCGTGGTGTCGCGCATCATGCGGATGGGAGAGGAGCGGCGAGAGGCCGCACAATCTGCCGCCGAAGTGAAACAGGCGGCTGCAAGGCTGCTTTCCCTTCTCTCACCGAAAGGTTGAACCCATGAAAAAGGTTGCACTGTTGGGCCTCATGTCGGCCCATTTCGCCGCATTCTCGGCCCGGATGGCCGAAGGTGGCGATCTCATCATCGAGATCCGCGAGGACCAGACGCTCGGCGATCTCGCGAAGACGATCGAGAAGATCGGCCTGGGCTTCGAGGAATACAAGAAGACCAATGACGAGCGTCTGGACCAGATCGCCAAGAAGGGTGTCGTCGATCCGACGACCGAGGCCAAGCTGGCTAAGCTGGACAAGGACCTCGACGCCCTGACCGACCTGAAGCGCCGGCTGGAATCGGTCGAGACCCGGGGTGCCCGGCCGGGCGGCGAAGGCGGCCGCCACGAGCAGCCCACGAAGGAAGCCCAGGACTACAAGGAAGCATTCCTGGATTGGCTTCGAGCTCCGAGCGATCTTGGTCGCCAGCAGAAGGCGCAAGCGGCTCGTTCGGCGCTGGAAAGCCGGGCCAATGCAAGCCCCCTGGAGCGGCGGGCCACCCAGGTGGTTACGTCCACCGGCTCCGCTGGCGGTTTTGCCCTGCCCGAAGAGATCGAACGGACCATTGCGCGGCTGCAACTTGACCTGTCGCCGATCCGTCAGATCGCGACGGTGCGCCAGGTGTCGACGACCGACTACAAGGAGCTGTTCGACGTAAACGGCGCCGCCTTCGAATGGGTCCCTGAGGCGGGTGCCCGTAGCCAGACGGATACGCCGAACCTCGCAGAGGTGGTGCCCACCATGGGGACCGCTTCGGCCCGGCCGCGCGCTTCGGAGGAGTCGCTGGACGACCTGTTCTTCGACGTCGAGTCGTGGCTGCAACAGTCGGTCGCTGAAGCCCTGGCAGTGGGTGAGGGCGCTGCGTTCATCGGCGGAAACGGCACCAACCGCCCGACTGGCATCCTGGCAGGTCCCACGCCGGTCGCCACGGTGGATGCATCGCGGGCCTTTGGCACGCTGCAGTACATCGCGTCGGGGCAGGCCTCCGCGCTGCCCACGTCGGCCGATACCTTCATCGACATGGTGTATTCGCTCCGCGCCCGCTACCGGGCCAATGCCCGCTGGCTGACCTCGAAAGCCATCCTCGCGGCGCTGCGCAAGTACAAGGACAGCACCGGCCAGTACCTGTGGCAGGCCTCGCTCTCGCAGGCGCAGCCGGAGACCTTCATGGGCTATCCGATCAGCGAAGCGGAGGACATGCCGGCGGTTGCTGCCGGCACCTTCCCGCTGGCTTTCGGGGATTTCAAGGAAGGCTACCTGATCGTCGATCGCGTCGGCACTCGGGTAACCCGCGACGATATCACCGTTCCTGGCTTCGTGCAGTGGTATGTGCGCCGCCGGGTGGGCGGCAAGTTGCGCAACACCCAGGCGATCAAGCTGCTGAAGGTTGCAGCCAGCTGATCCGGTGACCGGTTCGGCAGACAGAGGGGGCGAGGCAACTCGCCCCCTTCGCTGTGCTGACCCACCGCCAGAAGGAGAACACCATGGCGAAGTTGACGAAGCCGCTCTTCGGCGCGGCAAACGGAGAGGTTTATCCCCGCATCTATGACGCGGGCGAGGACTGCCCGGATGAACTTCAGGAGGCGGCCATCGAGGCCGGCGCGCTGGAAACGGAGGAAGAGATGAATGCTCGCATCAAGGCGGCCGAGCATGCGGCCAAGGATCAGAAGGTGCCGGCCGAGAACAAGGCCGCAGCTCCGGCTGAGACCAAGTGAACCAGCTCGCCCCGGCGCTTATCACGCCGCCCGCTGCCCTGCCGGTGACCCTGACGGAGGTAAAGGAGCACCTGCGCGTCGTTCATGGCGAGCAGGACGCGCATATCCTCAGCCTGATCCGGGCATCGGTGCGGCATCTGGACGGGCGTTCGGGAGTGTTGGGGCGGTGCATCATGCCGCAGACCTGGCGGAGCTACTCGGCCAGTCTGACCGACCTGCGACTGCCGTTTGGCGATGCGCAATCGGCGGCCGTAAAATACTTCGACACCGCCAACATCGAGCAGACGCTGCCAGGCTCGACCTACATGGTCCTGAACGATGCGGGAGGCGGGTTCATCGGTTTCGATCCGATGTGGACCTTGCCGGCGGTGTTCGATCGACCTGATGCGGTGCGTGTCGACGCGGTCTATGCCATGCGGGACGCCGACCTCGAAGCCGTCCGCCTGATCGTCAAGCTGATGGTCGAGCAGATGTTTGACCGCATCGATAGACAAGTGGCAATTGACAGTCTAGCTGCCCCTTTGCGCATGAGTTCTGTCTAATGGACGCTGGGCGCCTCGATCGGTGGCTGCAGTTTCAGCGCTCCACGTTGACTGATGACGGGTTCGGTATGGTCGAGACTTGGGCGGATCACGGGCACCCGGTTTGGGGCTCCAAGAGCGATCTCAGCGATGCCGAGCGGTTCCGCAACGGCATGTCTGATGCCGAGATGGTGAGCCGCTTCAGGGTGCGCTCTTCGGCGTTCTCGCGCGGGCTGACGCCGAAGGACAGGTTGACCTGCGAGGGGCGGACCTATGCCATCATCGGCATTAAGGAAGTGGGCCGTTACGATGGCTTGGAGATCACGGCGCGGGTGCGGGCAGACTAGGCTGCAGCCCCTTGCAAACCTCGGCCAGTAGTACAGCCACACGGCCGATCGTCGGCAAGGCATCTTGTCCAGCAGATGCGTAGTTCTCGGCCAGCCCATCCGGCAACTGGGAGCTGACACTTCGGGCCGATCCAGTTGTGATGGTGATGGCCTTTTCAAGGGCCACGCCGGTTTCGACAATTTGGTTCAGGGCACGAATGCACCCTGGCCAGTCTCTAAAGCTCTCGACCTCCTGCGCAGTGACCGGGCTGGCGAGGATCGTCAGGGCAATGGCGATGCGTTTCATCACAGTCTCCGCAAGGGTGCCGAATGAGCATGAAGCTACGGGTTACAGGGGGCAAGGAAATCCAGGAGACCTTGGCCCTGCTGGCCCGCACTACCGCCAAGAATGTGCAGCGGCGCGGGATGGCGCAAGCCCTTGAGCCGGTCGCAAGTGCCGCCCGGGCGCTTGCACCGATCGACAGTGGCGATCTTGAGGCCAGTATCGGCATCGCTCCTCGGGCGTATCGTGCCAGGCCGCGCCCTGATGGGGTGGGGGTGATGTACGTGGGCCCGACCTGGCCGCAGGGGGCGCATGCCCATCTGGTGGAATTCGGCACGGGACCACGCTTTCACAAGAGCGGAAGGTATGTGGGCGCGATGCCTCCTGACCCGTTTTTGCGGCCCGCGTGGGATGCGAACAAGGCGCAGGTGCTTGAGCGGTTGGCCGATGCCATTCGCGCGGAGATCGCCAAGACGGTCGGCAGGCGCGTCAAGCGCGCCATGAAGGCGGTGCGCTGATGGAGGAGCTGCTGCGCGCCAGATTGATGGCATCTGTGGTCGGAGTGCCCTCGGATTGGGGCCTGTCCGCTCAAGGCAGCACCTTGCCGCGCATCGTGCTGCATCGTGTGAGTGGCGGCGTGGACTACACGATGGACGGGCCGTCTGGCTACAGCCGGCCCCGCGTTCAGGTCGACTGCTACGCAGCAACTGTCGGGGCGGCAAAGCTGCTGGCCCGTCAAGTCAAGGCGGCCCTGTCGGGCTGGAAATCCGGGGCCATTCTCGGGGTGTTCCTTACGACGGAAAGAGACCTCACGCCCGACACCGAGGGCGCAACCACGGTTGGGCGCGTGTCGCTCGACTTCTTTGTTCACCATCAGGAGGCCTGACAATGCCCGCCATTACCGCAACCTCGATGCAGGGCGTCGGGGTTCGCGCGGCAACGCGCACGACCCTCACTTCGAGTGGTAACACCTTCACGCATCGCGCCGGGCTTGGCGACATGCTGATCCTTCACAACCCGACCGGTGGCGCGCTTTCGCCCGTCATCGATGGTGACGGGTCGACCACGGCTGACATCATGGGCCTTGGCACGGTGAACGTGGCCTCGGGCTATGCCGTCGGCTCGATCGCGGCGGGCTCGCAGGTGCTGATCCCGCTCGACAGCATTGCGCAATACCTCAAGGGCACGGTGGACATCACGTCTGGCACCGGCCTTGTCGCCACCCTTCTAACCACCTGATAGGAGAACGCAGATGGCCAACATCGGTTATGGGGTTTCGCTGGCCGTCAGCGATGCCCACCCGGACACGACGCCTGACAACACGATCGGCTACGTGACTGACTTCACCCCGCCCAGCCCGACGCGCGACATCATCGATGTCACCAGTTCCTCGAGCCCGAACATGCAGCGGGAGTTCATCGCAGGTCTTGTCGACAACGGCGAAGCCTCGTTCGACATCATCTGGGACTTGGGGGATACAAACGATGTGCTGCTGCGCGGCATTTCGCTCGAGCGCAACCCTCGTACCTGGCGCGTGTCCTTCGCCCAATACACCCCGACCAAGACCATCACATTCCTGGCCTTCCTGACGGGGTATGAGCGCAAGGTGCCCATGCCGGATAAGATGACCGCAACCGTGACGTTGAAGGTCACCGGCCAGCCGGTGTATGCCTGATGCGGGGTGAAGTCATTCACTCTGTTGGCGGCCGGGACATCAGGTTCCGGTTCGGCAACAAGGCGCTCTGCGCGTTGGAAGAGCGGACAGGCCTGTCGCTCGATGACATCGTTTCCGAAATGGGGGCGCGAAAGCGCCAATCTCTGCATCTTCGGGCGCTTGTGTGGGCCGCGGCAGACCTGCCCACGCTGGACGATGCCAGTGCGCTGATCGACGAAATCGGCGGCGCCGAAGTCATGACCCTGATCAACAGGGCAATCGTGGCGGCCTTTCCGCCCCAGGAGGCGGACGGGGGAAACGGGGAAGCGGCGGGCTAGACCTCGCCGCTTTTCTGCAAGCATGGGTGTCGGCAGGTCTGCCGGCATCGGAGTTCTGGGATGTCACGCCCCGCGAGGCCGGGGTTATCCTGAAAGGGATCGTCGACCGAGAGCGGCGGCAACTGCGCATCCAGCAGGGGTTGGTCTACAGCCTGGCCGAACTGATGAAGTTCGCGGTCAACGATCCAAACAAGATGCCGAAGTTCGACAAGGTTTTTCCGGACCCTGACCGGAAGCAGAAAGCCAAGTCCGACGACGAAATCTGGGCGGCAATGTCAGCATGGGCCGACGCGATGCGGCTCGCAGAGGGGCAGTCTGATGGATCTTGAGATCGGCGGCCTGCGTGGTGTGCTGGAGCTTGAGGCAGCCGCGTTCCAGCGCGGTGTTGCCCAAGCGCAGCGCAGCATGGCCGCCATGGAGGCAAAGCTGGGTGCGGTCAGCAAGACCGTGGCTACCACCGGCGCCCGCGTCGATGCGGCAGGCGGCCGGATGGCGACTGTGTTCCAGCGGTTGCAGCGATCCTCTCAAGGCACGGCCGGCGGGCTGCAGAACGCGGCCTATCAGGCGCAGGACTTCTTTGCGCAGATCGCGGCCGGCACCGATGTCAGTCGCGCGGCAGCGCAGCAACTGCCGCAGCTTCTCAGCGGATTCGGTCTGTTCGGGGTTCTCGCTGGCACCGCTGCCGCCATTGTGCCGACGCTCGCCACGGCTGTTCTCGGTTTGGGCGACAATGCCATGACCTTGGAAAAGGCGCTGGAAGGGGTCAATGATGCGCTGACCAAGACCAGCGACCTTGCCAAGATCGCACAGGGTGACCTCGACGGTCTGAAAGAGCGCTACGGTACGTTGACGCCGCAGGTGCTGTCCCTAGTGGAGGCGCAGAAGCAGGTGGGGCTGCGCCAGTTGGCGGATTCGGCAAAGGCGCTGAATGAGCAACTGACGGCGCTCTATAATGGCAACGCCTGGCTAAATGTGTCGCGTGCCGAGGACCTTGCAAATGGTCTCGGCCTTGGCACCAAAGCTTCGCGCGAGCTGGCAAACAGCCTTACGGCACTCGGGCAGGCGCAATCGCTAGACGACCAACTGGCCATTCTTGAGGCGATCAGGACGCGATTTGTCGAAATGGTCGGGCCAATCGGGCAGATGACGACGGCGCAGCGCGACTTTGCCTTCTCAATCATTGATGCCGAGGCCGTAACCCGCGAGCTGAAAAACCGGGTCGATGAAGTGGCGGCAAGCGTCAATCACATTTCCGGGCCGTTGGAAACGGCAGTCACTGTGGCCTTGGCTTTGAACGACGCCGCTTCTGCTATGGCCGGATACTTCGATGCAGCGGGTGTCTCTGCGGCGGGCATGGCAAATTCCATCGCGGACGCTGCCAGAAATGCCTGGGATGCGGTTGGCGCAATGGGGCAGGCTCGCAGGCTGGCCACCATGCCTGGGGCGAGCATGCGCAACGGCGATGATGAGCGCGGCCAGCAGCGGGACGAGCGGCGCAGTGTCAGCGAGTATCGCACCGACACGTGGATGGAAGCTTACAACAAGCGGACCAAAGCCGCGTCCGGTGGCGGTGGAGGTGGTGGGCTGTCCGACCAGCAACGCGAAGCTGCGCGGGTGTTCGAAGAGACCCGCACGGCGGCAGAGCGGTATGCCCTCGAAATGGAGAAGATCAATACCCTTCACAGTGCCGGGGCTATCGACACGGACACGTTCAACCGCGCCGTTGCTTTGCTAAAGGGCGAGATCGACGATACTGCGAGTGCGGCAAAGGCCTTGGAAAGCAGCTTCGGCACAGCGTTTTCCGCGCTCGTGACGGGTGCCGGATCGGCGCAAGAGGCCATCGGGGCGCTGTTGGGCGATCTGGCAAAGATGTTGGCGAACAGCGCCTTCAAATCCCTCATAGGGGACGGCAAGATCTTCGGTTCTTTGGCCGGGATGCTTGGCTTTGCCAATGGCGCGGCATTTTCTGGCGGACGGGTCACGGCCTTTGCGACCGGCGGCATCGTATCGTCACCGACCGTGTTCCCGATGGCCAAAGGTGCTGGCCTTATGGGTGAAGCGGGGCCCGAGGCCATCATGCCGCTGACCCGGATCGGCGGGAAGCTTGGCGTCTTAGCCAAGGGCGCCGGTGGTGGTGGGCTGACAATCCAGGTGGACGCCCGCTATGCCAGCGAAGGCACCGCCGACATGATTGTGCGTGCACTGCAGGAAAGTGCCCCGGGCATTGTGCGGCAGGCGGTGGCGGCATCGCGCGGCGCAGCGGCGAGGGGGTACTGATGACGGCAGAGCTTCCCATCAGCCGCGTGACGGGTGTTTCGCGGGTTCTGCGGTCGGCCGTGGCCGTGCAAACCTCGCCCTTCACGGGCACCCAGCAGGTGCAGGACTGGGGTGGCAGTTGGTGGGAGTACGAGATCGAGTTTGCAACCTTGCAGGATGCCGATGGCCGGCGCTTGTCGGCGTTTTTCGCCGGCCTGCGGGGAATGGCAGGAACCTTCACGTTCCGTGACCCGTTCATAGAGAATCCGCCAGCCCTTGGCGCACCACTTGTGAACGGCGCAAACCAGACCGGCAACAGCCTGGTCACCGATGGGTGGGGCACTCGACGGATGCAGGCCGGGGACTTCTTCAGCCTTGGAGCCGGATCATCCTTGCGCCTCTACCAGCTGACCGCCGACGTAGTCCCCTCCGGCGGCAATGCGACGTTGCAGTTCGTCCCCGCGCTGCGGTCAAGTCCGGCGGACAATGCTGCGCTGAACGTGGTCAACCCAGGCGTGCTGCTGCGCCCGACCGGCCCGATTCCTGCGCAGATCGGGCTGGCGGACCTCTATCGCTTCAGCCTCTCGGCGCGTGAGGCGATATGAGCCGGGGAGCATCGACGGCCTTTCTGACGGCGCTGCAGTCGCAGGTCACCCGACCGGTGATCTTCTTCGAGGGCGTCTTTGGCGCTGGCACGTTGCGGCTTTGGTCAGGGCTAGGGTCGATCGTCTGGGGCGGGCAGACCTGGACCGGGGCGGGTACGCTCTTGTCGCTTTCGGAGATCGATGAGCCGACGGATATTGTGGCTGCCGGGTTCACGGTGTCGCTGTCGGGCATTCCGACCGATCTGGTGTCAGCGGTGATCGCCGATGTGATGCAGGGCGACCAGGGGCGCATCTGGATCGGGTTGCTGGACGGTGCGGGCGCGTTGGTCGTCGATCCGGTGCTGGCTGCCAGCGGCAGGATGGATGTGCCGACGATCACCGATGACGCGGAGACCTGCATCATCGATGTCAGCTATGAGGGCCGGCTCATCGACCTGAACCGCCCGCGCGAATGGCGCTACACGCACGAAAGCCAGCAGCAGATTTTCGCGGGCGACCGGGGCTTCGAGTATGTGGCTGCGCTGCAGGACAAGGAAATCATCTGGGGGCAGGCGAGCCCGGTGGGCGCGGCGATCAGCCCGAGACCGAAGGTTGTCGCTGCACCGTCAAGCAAGGCGCCAAACAACAACAGCGGCGGGAGAAACCCGCATGCAGATGGTTCCGGTGGATTCGGGACTGTGAAGGTCAATCCGCATGGCGTGCAGAAAAAGTCCTACTTCCAGCAGCTCGCCATAAAGAACCACAACAACCCGCAGGGCAAGTGATGCGGATCGAGGGGTGGGAGGTGCGGCTGGCCGAGGCGGTGGCGGCCGCGCAGTCGCGCCCCTTTGCCTGGGGAGTGCATGATTGCGCGACCTGGGCCTTTGATGTCCGACAGGCCCTGACAGGGCTGGATGCCGCCGCCGCCTGGCGCGGCCGGTATCGGACCGCTGTAGGGTCGGTGCGGATGCTGCGGCGGCTGGGTTGTCAGACGACCGAAGACCTGGCGCGGTCGATCATGGGTGCTCCGCTGGCCTCGCCGCGTCTGGCGCAGCGGGGCGACATCGTTCTGCTGGCCGGGGCGGTCGGCATCTGCCTGGGCGCGGACTGCGCCTTTCTTGCACCGGAGGGGCTGACCTTCCGGCCCATCACCGAAACCGAACTGGCCTGGAGGGTCTGAGACATGCCGTTTCTTGCCCCCGTGGTGGGCGCGATCACAGGGGCCATAGGGGCGATTGGCGCGACGGCCATCGGCTCCTTCGCACTGCAGCTGGGCGGCTCACTGCTGCTGTCGGCCGCGTCTTCGGCGCTGATGAACCGTGGGGGCGGGGCGGAGACGACGATCCAAGGTCGTGCGGTGTCCGTGCGCGAGCCTGCAGCCCCGCGACGCATGATCTTCGGGCGGGCGCGAGTTGGCGGAACCATCGTGTTCATGACGACGCGCACGGCCCCGAATTCGGATCGGCCGAACAACGAGCTGCACATGGTGGTCGCCCTGGCCGGGCACCGGATCAGGTCGATAGGGGCGGTGTATCTGAACGGCGAGCTGGCTTTCGACGCGGCGGGGAACCCTACCGCCCGGTTTGCCGGAAACATCAGCCTGGAAAAGCACTTTGGGGTGGGCACGAATGCCCCGTTTCCTTACCTGCGGTCGATCTCGGCTGGTCAATGGACGGATAGCCACCGTCTGGTCGGCTGTGCCGCCATCGCCATCGCCTTCAACTTCAACACGGAAATCTACCCCTCGGGCATCCCGAATGTCGCCGTCGATGTCGAGGGCTGCGACGAAATCTACGACCCGCGCACGGGCTCGACCGGCTATTCGGAGAATCCGGCGCTGTGCCTCGCGCATTACATGGCGCACCCGCTCTATGGCTTGAACGCTGCGATCGGCGCGGCGGACGGCCTGGCCACGGCGGAGCTGATGGCGGCGGCCAATGTCTGCGACGAAGTGGTGTTGCGCGTCGGCGGCGGGACCGAACCTCGCTACAACTGCAATGGCGTCGTCGATCTGGCGATGGACCCGAAGTCGATCATAGAGGACCTGCTGACCGCCATGGCCGGCGAGGTCGTCTACCAGGCGGGGCAGTGGCGCACTTATGCCGGAGCGTGGCGCGCGCCGACGACGACACTGACCGCCGATGATGTGATGGAAGGGGGGCTGACGCTGTCGACCCGGATCAGCCGGGCGCAGAACTTCAACGGGGTGCGGGGCACCTTCATCAGCCCGGAGAACGACTGGGCGGTGGACGACTTCCCGGCTTATGCCTCATCGGTCTATCTGGCCGAGGACAAGGGCGAGCGGGTCTGGACCGACATCGTCCTGCCCTACACGATCAGCGCCTCGATGGCGCAGCGGCTGGCGAAAATCCATCTGGAACGCCAGCGGCGGCAGTTCACGGTGACCATGGCCGGCAAGTTGTCGACCTGGCGCCTGGCCACAATGGACACGGTTGCGCTGGACTATGCGCGCTGGGGGTTCGCGGGCAAGGCGTTCGAGGTCAGGGGCATGTCGATGGCGATCGGCGACACGATCCAGCCGACGCTGACCCTGCGGGAAACCTCGCCCCTGATCTGGGACTGGTCGGCCAGCGAGTTTCAGGTGTATGCGGCGGCGCCCCGGACGGCGCTGCCCAGCCCGTTCGATATCGAGGCGCCCGGCACGCCGACGGTCACGGAAGAGCTGTATGAGACCCGCTCGGCCGTGCGGGCCAAGGTGACAGTCACCTGGCCGGCCTCGAGCTCGCCCTATGCCGAAGAGTATGAGGTGCAGGTTCGGCAGGGCACCGGAGCCTGGCAGGTCGTGGGCAAGACGCCTGATCTGACGATCGAGATGCTCGACATCGCCACGGGCATGTGGAGCTGGCGGGTAAGGGCGCTGACACGGCTTGGGGTGCCGTCGATCTGGGCGGAGACATCGCGAGAGATTTTCGGGCTGGGGGCCGCGCCCGCTGCATTGACGGGGCTGACGCTGCAATCTGCCGGCGGGCTGGCCATCCTGAAATGGCAGTTGTCGGAAGACCTGGACGTGCGTCTGGGCGGCCAGATCGTGATCCGCCATTCCGCCGCAGTCACGCCGACCTGGCTGAACAGTGTCAGCATGGAGGCGGTGCCAGGGGGAACGGCGCTGGCGGCGCTGCCGCTAAAGCCGGGCGCCTACTTGCTGCGCGCCGTGGATTCGAGCGGCCTGCAAGGCCCGGTGGCCATGATCAGCGCGACCGGGGTGCAGGTGATCCCGTTCTCGCCGCTGACCACCCTGCAGGAAGATGCGACCTTCACGGGGACAAAGACCGACACGATCCTCGACAGCGGTACGCTGCGCCTGAACACGACCGGCAATGTGGACGCCGAAGCCAGCTTCGATGCCATCGCCAACGTGGATGCGCTTGGGGGTATTGCCCCGGAAGGTCTCTACGCGTTTGCCACGGGAATGAACTTCGGTTCGGTCAAGCGCGCAAGGTTGCGCAGCGTCATCGACCTGTCGGTGATCGGGGTTCTGGACAATGTCGATACCCGCCCGGGCGATGTGGACAGCTGGATCAACTTCGATGGGATCGGCGGCGGCGAGGTCGATTGCCGTGTCGAGTTCAGAACGACCCAGACGAACCCATCAGGCTCGCCCGTCTGGAGCGACTGGGGACGGGTGGAAAACACGGAAGTCCAAGCCTGGGGCGTGCAGGCGCGCGCTGTCCTGGTTTCCAATGATGCCGGGTTCACCCCGGCGGTTTCCCAGCTGCGGCTGATAGCAGAAGAGGCGGCATAATGGCCCAAACAGCATCGCAGAGCCTTGCCTCTGCGCTTTCCGGTCTGTCTTTCCGGAACAACCTGAACACCATTCTGGCGGCCCTGTTCTCGGGCAACTCGGGGCCCTCAGCGCCCAGCCCGACCGTTGGTGGGATGCTTTGGCTGGACACAGGCGTCTCGCCGCCCGTGATGCGGGTGCGAAACAATGCCAATACCGGCTGGCTGGTGGTGAGCCCGGAGCAGGTGCCGGCAAACAGTTTCTGGGGCAACCCGACCGGTTCGGCCGCAGAGCTCCAGTCCATGACGGCGGCGCAGGTGCGGGCGATGCTGGCACCCGGCCAAGCGGTGATTTCCGGATCGGCGTCCGACATCAATGCATCCAACTATGCTCTTCTGGGATCCACCCCAAACTTCGTCGCGACCTCGGGCATCGTGATGGCCGCTGTCGACCTGGTGGCCAGCAAGACGACGCAGGCAAACATCATTCAGGTGCTCGGTCGCCTATGGAACGTCACCGCCGGGGCCGCTCACGGGACAACAGTTGATGGAATCCACGGGCAAGGCCCAACTGCCGGATCGGTGACGGCAGCGTATTCCGCCCATACAAGCGGCCTGCTCGGAGGCCTGACGATCGGCAACACTTATCGACTGGATGTCATGGCCCTGAAGCAGGTCGCCGAGGGGCCATTGTCGGTCATCCAGTATCGCGGCTCCGTGTTCAACATCTGAGGCAGAAATCATGGAATATTGGCTTGTGGTCACCGGTGGCGGCCTGCAGCTTCAGGGCGGGGCCGCAGAGTTCGCGCCGGAGGGGGCGCGGTTTCTGACCACGGAAGAGATGGCGATCGTCTCAACCGCGCAGGCAGCGGGCAAGGTTGTCAGCCTGGTGGGCGGGGAAATCGACATCAGCGATCCGCCTCCGCCTGCGCCTGAAGTCTTGCTTGCGCAGTACACGGCCGCAATCGAGGCCCATGTCGACGCAGTTGCGGGCCAGAAGGGATATCGCGACGCCACCTCCTGTGCGTCCTACGTGGTCAGCACGGTCGCGGCCTGGGCGACCGACGCCACCGCCTTTGTTGCCTGGCGGGATGCGGTCTGGCAGTACGTTCTGGGCCTTTTTGCCGAGGTGCAGGCCGGGCAAACCGCCATTCCCGATCTGGAAGACCTGATTGCCGAACTGCCGGTGATCGACTGGCCCTGAGGGCCGCCACCAAGACCCGACCCCGCCCGCCTCTGGCGGGTTTTTTCTTGCCCGCAGGAGATGTGACTTGGCGCAGATGATCGAGAACAGTGATCGGGGGATCACGCTGAACAAGGGGTTGGCTTGGACCCTGGCGAGCGGTCTGCTCCTGGGCGGGCTGTGGGTCGGCACGACGGTTGCCGAGTTGAAGGGCGCGACGGGTGCCCTGACCTCGACGCTCGCCGATCTCAAGTCGCAGATCAGGGACGGCGAAAGCGCAGACACCGCCTTCGAGGGTCGGGTGCGCGCGCTGGAAAACACCGTCACCCGGGCGGATGCACGTTTCGATGCCCTGTCCCGGTCACTCGATGAGGTGAAGGCCACGCTGCGCGATCAGACAGAGATGCTGCGGCAGATTTCGCTGGAAGGGGCTAAGAAATGACCGCGACCCCCAAGCAGATCGCCGCGGTCGAGCCGCTGCTGGCCTTCATCCGCGACCATGAGGCGAAAGGTGATTTCGACGCCATCTGGGCCAAGATCAAGAAGGCTGACCGGCCCCGCAAGCCGCTGACCGCCATGACGATCGGCGAGGTGCTGGCATGGCAGGACAGCATCGACGCCAAGTACCAAAGCGAGGCAGCGGGCGCCTACCAGTTCCTCGAGGATACCCTCCGGTCGATCTACCGCCCGGCCGGCCTGACGTTGAGCACCCTCTTCGACCGTGCCGCGCAGGACCGCCTTGCCTTTCACCTGCTGCAGGGCAGGGGGCTGCACAATTACCTTGCGGGCCGGATGACTGCAGAAGCCTTCTGCAACGCGCTGGCGCGGGAGTGGGCATCGCTGCCGGTGGTGACCGATGTGCTGCGCAAGAACAAGAACGGCACCGAAACCCTGATCCGCAAGGGCCAGTCATATTACGCCGGCGACGGGCTGAACAAGTCGCTCACCGAGGCCGACACCTTCCTGGTGCTGGTGAAGGGGCTGCGCGCGCCGATCCCCGTCCTCGATGCCGCCCCGGCTACCCCGGGAAAACCCGTAGCCGAGCCGCCTTCGGGCGGCTTTTTCATGCGCCTGTGGCGCGCCCTATTCGGAGGCTGACATGTCCCCCTTTGCGATGGAGCTGATCCGCCAGTGCCTGCGCTGGCTGGCCGTCTACCTGGTTGCCCTGGGCCTGCCCGCGAGCATCCAGCCGTGGTTCGAGCATCCCGAGACCGTGGCCGTGGTGGCCGCGATCATCAGCTATTTGCTGGCCGACACCGGCTGGCTGATGTCGAAGCTGCGCGGTTGGTGGAAGGGCCGGGCGGCATGACCTGGTGGGCGCAGCTGCTGCTCACCCTGGCCAAGCCATTCGCCAAGCTCATGGCCGCGCTCGGCCTCTACGCCAAGGGCCGGTCGGACGCGAACCTGCGCAATGAGGTCGAGGCGGCCCGCGCCTCGATCGAGGCCGAGCGCAAAAGGAGAGACCTCGATGATCAGATTGCTGCGGATACCGATCTTGCTGATCGCGCTCGGCGCATTGGCCTCGTGCGACCGGGTCGTGAATGACCCCTGCGCTGGCTGGCGCCCGATCCGCGTGGCGGATCAAACGGTGGATTACCTGGCCGCGCACGATGCGCCGGCGCTCAAGGGCCTGATCGGCCATCACGAAACCGGCCAGCAGCGCGACTGCTGGCAGTAACCCCCGCGCCACGCCGCGCACCCCACAATGGAGATCATCATGGCATTCAAGTTCTCTGCCGCTGTTCGCAACGCGATGCTCGATGCGATCGAAACCACCATCGGCACCAGCGTCACCCTCGAAATCCGGTCAGGCGCCGCACCGGCAGACGCCGCTGCGGCCGATAGCGGCACGGTGCTGGCCACCATCACGCTGCCGTCCGACTGGCTGGCCGCCGCCTCGGCCGGGTCGAAGGCCATTGCCAACGGCCCGTGGGCGGATGCCGCAGCCGATGCCACCGGGACCGCCGGCCACTTCCGGGTCAAGGTCGGCGCAACCTGCCATATCCAGGGCACGGTCGGCACCACCGGCGCGGACATGAACCTGTCCACCACGAGTATTGTGGCGGGTGGGCCCGTCAACATCACCGGCTTCACGATGTCGATCGCGGCCTGAGAGGTCTGGACGATGGCGCGCGTGGAAACGGCCGGCAGCAGCCGGAACGGGGGGCGGGTGGTCGGCATCCGCGTGCATGACGACGATGCCGACCCGACCATCACCGGATCGGCAAGCAGTGCAATCCTGATCGAGGGCAGTGCGACGGGCACCGCCCTGCCGCCGGCCGTGACAGGCGTGGCGTCGAGCGGGATTGTCATCCTTGGCGATGCCGCCGGCACGGTGGACGCCCCCGGGTCGGTCACCGGATCGGCCAGCAGCGAGATTGTGGTCACCGGTTCGGCGACCGGCACCGCTGTGCCGCCGGCCATCACCGGAACAGCCTCTGGTGAGATTGCCGTCACCGGCTCTGCGACAGGTCAATTGGTCGAGACGCATGTCTTCGTGCTGATCGGGCAGTCGAACATGGTCGGCCGGGGCACTTACGATGGGCTGGGCGACTATCCCGCCGGTGTGCTGCAGTGGGGCCAGTCGACAGAGACCCTCACGCCTGCGGTGTCCCCGCTCGACCACTGGAACGAACAGCCCGACACCATGGGGCTGTCGCTGCAATTCATCACCGAATATGCAGCCGCAAATCCCGGGGTGCAGATCGTTGTGGCGCCCATGGCAGAAGGCGGGACCGGTTTCTATCAGGGTGACTGGATCGTGCCCAGCGGGCCGAACTACACTTGGGCGGTCAGTTCCTTGAACAATCTGTTTGCCCAGTATCCCGCCTTTCAACTCAAGGGCTTCCTCTGGCACCAGGGCGAGGGCGATGTGGCCAATGGCTCCGGGGCCTATGCGGCCAACCTGGATGCCCTGATCGACGCGCTGCGGACCAATGTCACGGCCGCCAGCGCCTCGACGCCCTTCATCTGTGGCGGTCTGACCAGCGGCACGGCCGATCGCAGCGTGATCAACACCATCCTGTCCCAGACCCCGGATCGCCGCCCCTACACCGCCTTTGCGGTCGGCAACAACCTGACGCTGTTCGACGGCACCCATTTCGATGCAGCAAGCCTGCGGACGCTGGGGTCGCGCTACTTCGCGCAGCTGGACGATGCCGTGGGCAATGTGCCGCGCGCGCCCAACCAGGTGACGGGACTGGCGGCGGTGCCGGGCGATGGCCAGGTGGCCCTGAGCTGGACCGCGCCGCTGTCGCACAGCGCGATCACCGACTATCTGATCGAGGTCAACATCGGCGGCGCTGGCTGGACGACCGTGGCCGATGGTGTCGGGACCGGCACGTCCTTTACGCATACCGGGCGGACCAACGGGGTGAGCCACAGCTATCGCGTCTCGGCGATAAGTGCCAATGGCACAGGCGCGGCCTCGGCCACAGCCTCGGCGACGCCAGTTGCCTCGCCCACCGTGACGGTCCTGCAGTTCTCATCCTCGCAAAGCTCGGCGGATGCGGCGTCCTATACCTTCAGCAACATGCCAACGGCACCTGGTACGATCATCGTCGCTTTTGCCACCAGCGGCGGCACCGGTGGCGGCCTCAATGCGGCACCTACATCGGTGACCTGCGGCGGGTCCGCAATGACGAAAATCGGCGAGCAAAGGTACGAGGACGCCGACGGGTCGGCGGGCGAGGAAAATCGCAAGATCAGCTTCTGGCGCATCTCTGGTCAGACCGGCACCAGCAAGACCATTGTCGCCACGCTGAACGCAACCTCGCTTCGGGCCGGAATCGCAGTCTGGTCCCTGGGTGATGCGAACGCTGCAGGTGCTGTGTTCAACGGCTTTGCCGACATCGGAACCCTGGCGATCTCGGAGACGATCGATGCGCCCGCCCGCGGCGCGGTGCTGGCCTACTGCTTCCAGTTCGGCAACCCGCCGGAAGGCACCTGGACCGGCATCGACAACGTGCGCCTGCCCGCGACTGCCGTTGACGGTTCGAACCCTGCCCACCTGGCAGGCGACAAGCTGTTCCCTTCGGCTGTCACAGGCCATGCGGTCGGCATCAACTATGCGCTGTCGATGGGCTCGATCTTGGGTCTTGTCGCCGTTCCCCCAACCCCCTGACGCGGAGAGATCATGGACGCGTTCCACATCAAGCGGGGGGATACCAGCCCGCACATCGGCCTGTATCTCGAGCCTGTGACGGTGGTCCTGACCGGGGCCACCGTGCGCTTTCAAATGCGCAGCCGCGCCGGGGTAATGGTGGTGGATGCCCCGGCCGAGGTGCTGACGGCGACCGGCACCCCGTTCGTCAAATATGCCTGGCAGGCCGGAGACACGGATGTGGCCGACCTGTTCGAAGCCGAGTTCCGCGTCACCTATGCCGATGGCGCGGTCGAAACCTTCCCGAACGCCGGCTTCATCCCCGTGCGGATCGGCGAGGATGTGAGCTGATGGAGGCGATTGTCGATCGAGACAGGGGCTGCATTATGCTGGACGGCTGCCGGGTCAATCTGACCCGGAAAGAGCTTGCCCTGGCGGCCTATCTCTCCGAGCGACCCGGCTTCATCCGGTCGCGCGAGCAGATCATGGAACAGGTCTACGACGGGCTT